TTAGTCATCATGTCGCAATGTCCAACAGGCTGATTAGTTGCTCAGGGTGGGCCAAACTCTCCGTGACGTATTGCGCTAACGATTCTTTGGTTTCCGCAATATCGCGCATATGGCGATCCAAATAGACGCTCGCAATCAAGTCGATTAGCTTGCTTGGCTCGTCTTGCCCCAGGCGATGAATGCGCTTAGCCGCCTGAGTCAATTCCTCATAGTTGAAGGTGCTGGAATAACGCACTAGGAGCTTGCCAGCAGTCATGGTGAAGCCATGAGCGCCGCGTGCGTAGGTGCAAACGATCATGCGGACAGCGGGGTCTTTCTGGAACCGATTAACCGTGTCCTGCACAGGCTCTATGTCGGGGTCCATCCGCACGCATCCAGGGAATGTCTCATGGATCAATTTTGTCTCAGGGACAAAGCGGCAAAACACGACGATCTTTTTGTCAGTCGAGTGCGCGATCTCTCGCAGCTCGTCCAGCTTCGGATTCTTGACTAGCTGTTGTAGCTCGCCATTGTCATCGGGAAAGTGGCCGCCGATGATTTGCGCGCCACGCGTGAACATGGACAGCACGTTCGTGACTGTCAGCTCATTGCCTTCCAGCAGGGTCCGCATCTCGTTTTTCAGGTCTTTCAGCATCCGCTTTTGTACGGGCGATAGATCGACGCTGCGAACTTCAGACGTGAGCGGCGGCAGCTTCACGGGGTCAACAACCACATGCGTAAAAGGCGCAAGGGTTGTCAGCAATTCGTTCATGTTTTTGTACCCGATGATTTGCTTCTTACCGAAGCCGCCCATCAGGCAGTAGTGATTTCGGAAGCTGTAGTAACTGGTAAACCCGATGATGCCGCGTGCCAGAAAACCGTACTGGCTATAGAGGTCTTGGACGCCCTTTGTTATCGACGTGCCAGTGAGTATGTAGTTGTAACCCGATCCCGCGCCTAGTAGTTGGGCCACTTCTGCGCGATTGGCAAGCGGGTTTTTGATGTACTGACTTTCATCGATGGCAATCGAGAGCGTCTTATGTAGGCGATCCTTGAGTTTTCTAGGGAGCGATCCGCTCTGCAAAGACTCCACGCCATACACGGAGATATACGGGCGTATGGATGGTGCCCAAAGGTCTATCTGTTCAAACCAGTTATCGACTAGCGAGTTTGGGCATATCACCCAGGCTTCGTGTATGCGTTCTTCCTCAAAGTATTGGAGCCATAGCTCTAACATGGTGCGCGATTTGCCACTGCCCATGTCATGGAAAAACGCGAAGTGAGGCAAGCCATAAGCGAGGTCTAGTGCTTCCCGTTGATGCGGAAGCAACCCCTTAGGCTCAGCCGGAAAGCGGCGCTCTGCGCCTTCCCCAATGGGTACAGGCGACTCGGCGGGAGCCGTCTTTTCAAACGCATCATCTTCAAACTCAGAGCGCTTGAAATTGGCTCTTAGGTAGGCGCGGTTTGGCCCAATGTCAGGGACGATCCACCACTTCGTGGATTTGCGCCATCTCTTTTCAGGCGCAGCCCTGGCCCGTGGACTGAAGCATGAAGGGATCAAAAAATTAGGCGCATCGTAAAAGATGCGTAAGTTCATTTGCAGCATTTAAGCACGTCCATTTGGCAAGGTCTTAGACGGTGCATGCGGCTCGATAGGTTCAATGTGGCCGCGCTCAAAGAGCACACACTCAGCAGGCGACAGATACATCATCGAACCTTCCGAGGTGTAGTAACCATCGTCGTTTAGCATGGGCCTTTCGGCATGTGCCCATATGCCGTTGGCATCTATGGTGGCGTACCTCCAAATAGGGGGCAGGCCATCCCAATCAATGGCTACGTGAATCAAGGTGCTGGATAACATCATCAAGCTCCAAATAGAGTTCATCGACAGTAGTAACAGCCTTGCAGTAGGGGCAGACAATCGAGGAAAAGGCAGTAGGCCGCTTGTCATTCATCAGAATGAAATCACGCGATTTGATCGTGTAACCGGGCTCAGGCAACACCTTGCCGACGAACTTCGCAATGCGTCTGCCGCAAGTTGCGTGACAAAGATACCCGTTCATTTTTGGACTTCACAAGGTGCGTTTTTGTGATGCACGACGCCCAGGGTTAAAGGCTCTCCGCATGCGCAAACAAATTTAAGCCCTTCTATGAGCGCTTTGTTCATCGCATCTTCTTTGGCATCGCCTGCATCTACACGATGAAAAAAGAACATGACAATCATATGGACTACAGTGTCAGGAATCACACTTCCTCCAACCTGCTAATCGTGTAGCCGCGATCCTGAAATTCTTTCCATCCGTTATACGGCATGTGCGCTGCATCCTTTAGCAGCTTTGCTATGGCTTCTTCCTCAGTATCACTTTGTAGGTGCATGACGTATGTGCCCGCTGGCGTCACAGGCACAAAGATGACCTTTTTCCGGCGGCTCGGGTGCATAAAGGGAACCCTCATTTTTTCATGCCCAATTTTTGCCCAAGCGTATGTTTTTCCGTATGGGTGTGCTCGGGGTCCGTGGTCGCCGGCTCAGGCTCGCCACCCAGGGCGGCAGTCAGAATGTCCGTAAGGTCACGGCGGTTTGACGTGGCACGAAAGTACGCGATGGCATCGGCTACTTCCTGCTGGGAGGGTTTGGGTGCTTTGTCAGTCACGGCTGTTTCTCCTAGTGAATATGGGAATTAGGAATGGCCAAAAGGGAGTCGCGGATGGTGGCGGCCTGATAAATGGCGTCATCCAGCGCGTTGTGTGAGGTGCCAAATTTGGCGGGTCTACGTTGCGGACTAATGGCTGTGACGGTGCGCCCGCATCGATTCAGCTTGTACGGCCAGGGCGGAGGAATGTCATAGTCGCGGTACAGCGATTGCAGAATGGCATTGTCGAAATCCGCCCCAAAGCCCCATACGCCTGCTAAGTCCGGTAATGCCTTGAACCATGCGGCCATGTCCGCCAGAACAGTGGCCGTATCTTTACCGGGCGTCGTGAATACCTCTCTCGCCTCTTTAGACTGGCGCTGCCACCAGTCCAGCGTATGGGGGTCTACATGCCTTCCTTTGGCGAGTTGCGTTGGTTGTTCTAATATCCAATAGGCTTCTTTTATGATGCCTCCCGGCAAGGTAAAAGCAGCAAGCCCAATCGATAGAACCACTGCCGTAGGTTTCAGTGACAGTGTTTCAAGGTCAGCGGATACGTGAATTGGATAAGGCATAATCGTAACCTCAGGGGTTAGCTAATCAGCGCTTTTAATTTCAATGTAAAAAGGCTCTAAATGCAGCGGACCTTCACACTGCAATTCTGGCACTACGATAACCCCTAAATCTTCACGCATCCAACAGGACGGATTGCAGAAAAGCTTATGCGTTACATCGTCCATTTGTTCTTTCGTTTCGACCCATTGCTGCCCTATGATATTCCAGCGGGCAATAATGGCATTACTTACTAGGTATAAATCAGCAGGCGCCATAAAGCCATATTCGACTACCAGTATGCGCGCCCCTGTATAGACGCAGCTCATGGCTGCACTTCTTTAGTGCGCTCGCGCATCATTGCATCGGCTACAAAATACACTTCACGCGTTAGCGTAGTAATGACATATGGCATGCTGAAATCATATTCATCACGCGTGAGGTATGCCTGCATCGCAGCAGCGGCAAAATAGTCACGTAATGACATGCCAGAATGGCACTGTTTAAAAAGACCCCTTTTATCTAATTCCTGCGATGGAAAAGCGTAAATTTGGGCGGTCACGGCATTCTCCCTTGCTAGAGAGTTAGACCATTAAAGCGGGAGGCATCGGGGGATTGGAATCATGCGCCCGCCATAGGTGTAAACAATGTGAATGCACGTTAATATGCTGATTAATGGGGACGTGTAGCTGAAAAGCGCATTCATCGTCATTAAAAAAGCGCCTTTTTATATGCTCCATTTCAGCCCATGTTGGACAGCGATCTTTACGTGATACAGAAACGTGATCCCAGCCATCGGCATTCGCGGCAATAATGCGCAGCAATCCACCATCCACTGGCGAGCGGATTAGGAAAGCGCCACAGGTGTCATCGCCCGCACTGCCAGCCAGCTCTACAAGGAAGCCCTTGCGCACGCGATGCCGGTCGAGGTCATAGAGGTTGCGCATGGCGCACGTCCTCACTAGGGAAAGCTACGGTAAAGCCCCCAGGGCGGAGGCTTTACTTATGCAAGCATTGGAAGGTGAAGCGTGACGCTTCAGGACTTGCGGCGGCTTCCTTGCGAGCGGCTACGGCTGCTGGGCGTGGGGCCTGCACTCATGGCATGGGCCTGCCCTGCATCGGGCTCCTGCACGGCCTCAGCGTGATCCTGAACCGCGTGGACGGGAACCTCCTGGCTCTCGGGCTCGTCGTCGTTTGCAGCCACAGCGGGCACGGTCTTCAGGAGATCAATCAGGAAGTTGGCGCGGTCGATAGCGGCCTGCCGCTCGCGCTCGATGGCCTTAACTACAAGGTCCGTGTCATCGGCCAATTCCTGCGCTACCTGTCCATATTCGCGGTAGCCGGTCTTCTGTGATTTTGGCAGCTTGCCACTGTCATCCTGGCCGCTGTGGTAAAGCTGTTTCCCTGTGAGGTCATAGGCGACCGTCACGAAGCCCTGTTGCGTGGGGTCATCCTTGTTCAGCACGCGTAGCAGGATGACTAGCGCCAAGCCGTTCACGTTTTGGGCAGCCAAAACTTTGGCCTTCAGCTCGCGTAACGTGGTCGGTTCATACCCGCCGCCACGCGTGAGCATTTCCTGTTGCACATATTCAGCCGGGGGGAGTCCGTGTTCCCTGTGAAAAGTTTTCAGACTCGCGGCTTCAATCAATTGTCGATTGTTCATAAGGTGGATTCCCTGTTAGATAAACTTATGGTAGGGATGCTTGCGCACGCGACCCTATAACAAACGACTATGCGATGCAATAGTCATTTTGCGTCGCATTTCAGCAATGCGCTGAGGATTCGATTCTAAGCCTAAATGTTCCGAAGCAATTTGCACTTGAGAATAGTAATTTTGCAGCTCGCTTGCGCGCGTGGCGCTAAGCTTCGGATAGTGACTATCCCAACGCGAACGCACTTCATCCAAATAGTCCGCTGAGGCTTGGCAGTGGGTGAATTCAGCCAAACAGTCCGCCATCTTTTGGACGTCCATAAACCAAGCCTCGATGGGCATGTGCTCAGGCGCGACAAGCTGTACGTCTAAAGGCTTGAGGATCGACATGAGATATCGCGCTCCGCCACGTAGCCAGGGGGCCATAGCAACGCCCAGCAAACCGTTAGCGTCAGAGAAGCACTCGAACGGCTGCCATTCAGGGCCAATAGTAACTAGCTCTTTATAACGTGACATATACGCTGCGAGCTGTCTAAAGGGTGGAGTCTCCCGTGGACCCGGTAGGGAGTACCCCCTAGGGCATGGACTCACCATGGGAGCGATACGGTAACCATTAAAGATAATCAGCGCGGCTACAGTTTGGATCGATTTTGGCATTGTTATAAGACCGCAAATAGCAGGGGGATAAGCGCAATAGTTCAATGCCCTGAAGCCAGCAGCCAGGGCATGAACGCCAAAAAAGCTAAGGTAAGCGCCCCTCGAATTAGGGCTTGCAAGAGACTGACAAGAGCGCTTAGAAGTACTCCGAAAGGTGATGACCAAAATGTGACGTATATCACATTCGCAGCACGCCAGCAGACACTACCTAAAATCGCAAACAATGCCACGTAAAAAAGTAGTAAATGTGCGGCCCATATAGTCCGCGTTCATCGTGCTGCAAGGTCAACCAAAAGGACTTTTAAAGGGGCAATCCCAGCGATGCCCTTTGATGCCCCCGCACGCGTCACACATGACGCGGCCTGACTTGGCGCGGCGTCGTGGCTTGGCACGGCGTGGCGGGGGAGTCAGCAGCATGGAAATACCTATAAAAATAAAAACGAGAATGTTAAAAATTATCATGTGCAATTCATCGTATGCAGAACAGCGCGATCACTAGGGCAATGATCCAGTGCCCGGTGGCGAACAGGCCGAGAATAAGCGCGGCCAGGAACATCATCGCCACAATGCCACCTACGCCGTAGAGCGCGTGGCCAATGCCATGCGTGACGCGATCCCATGCCTTCGTGCGGCTCACGAAAAAATACGCGATGGCCAGGGCCAAATAGCCGAAGGCATAGAGGTATATGCCGCTGAATTGTGGATCGTTCATGGGTCAGGCTCGGAAGGGTCAAAAACAGTAGGACAAAAACGGTAGGCATGCGGCCAGGACATAGCCTCAGCGATGGCATCCAGTCCGTGGGGTAGTTCATCGAGCCCAATCATGGGGCCAAAGTCTTGCGGCCCGCCATAGAGCCACCACAGCGGCTCAAGGTGCGGCTCGCCCAGGTAGTAGGTAGGAGGGGGAGGCTCGCCCCCCTGGCGGCCATTCAGGCGCATTACGCAGCTAAGAACGCGGCCATCGGCCAGGGTGTATGCCGTGCGCGTGCAAAGCCAGGAGGGGGTACGCATGGGCGGCCACCCATGAGAGAAGCCGCACACATTATAGAGCGCCGCGCGTTAATTGAGATCCGCGATCACTTCCTGAAGATCCGCGCGATCTTGCTTAGTGAAGAATGGCGCGAGCTGTTCGGCCTGCTTTTGGATCAGCTCAAACGTGGCGAAAGCCTTGCGCGAATCTTCGTCGTATCCCATGTCATCACAGAATTCCTCGAAGGTGCGACCGTCTACGCTGTCCGTATCCGTAAGCAGGCATTCCAGCACTTCCACAATCTCAGGGTTGCGTCCGCCGTGCGCCTTGCCCATGGAATACTCGCATTCCATGCTGTTCGTGCCACGCTTAATGGTCAGCGCGAAGTGATACGCGTCGCGGCTCATGCTCACGCCATCCGTACGCTCATTGAGGGTTTGAACGTCCATCGTAAAACCCATGGCATCGAGCAGGAATTCTGCCATGTCGGATTCCCTCGGCATGTCTTCATCATTAGCGGGGCAGTAGTGATACATCAGGCCATTCATCTGGCCGTCTTTCGTGAGGCTGTCCGTGTAGTTGTTCCATGCTTCGGAAAGCGCCACGTCATCCTGGCCATATTGCGCGATGACTAGGGGCTTGATGTCGGCTTCATAGGAGCCGAAGGCGGCAGCGTAAGAGATAAGGCGGGGCATAGTGGCGGCTCAATTTGGTCAGGGTGAAAGGGTGAATAACGTGGTTGCCGGTGTCGAGCAAGTCTAAGACTTTTGGGTAGGCCGCATGGCGTTGAATTGTTCCAAGGCTTCCATGATTCCTACGTCGTTTCTAACGCTACGCAGCAAACCCCATTGCTCGCGCCAGTCATTGAGCCACGCCATGATTAGCTGTTCACGCCATGCCCGCTCCGCGCGTTTTGGCGTTTTGCAGCGGTTCGGATTGCTGGCAATGTACTCGGCGCGATGCGCGGCCATGGCTTCAAACATTTCAGTGGTCAGGTTCATCATGGTTATGCGCTCCGCAATTTGACGTAGTAGTCCGAGACTTTCAAAACGTTGTAACCGTTAGTGCGCGCAATGCGTGCGGCCTGTGGCCTGTTATTGGCTTCGACTGTCACCCATCCATCAGGCACTTTAACGTCATAGCGATAGCGGGCATTGGATGCGTGAAAGCGTGCCAGGGTAGTGAGTGGGTGTGTCATAGCCAATCGTCCCTTTTAATGCGTATTTTTCGTGTAGGGGCAATGGCGGTACGAAATTCTCCGATGATGCCCGCCGCTATAAGTAGCCAAAATAAAATGCTCATTTGTTCACCAGTCAAAGGCAGTGCAGCAAATGGGGTTACAACGTGAGGCTTTGCAATCATGCGTGCGGATTTCCTCAAGGCGCTTTGCCAGGGCTTCCGCTTTCGTGAGGAAGCGTCTGCGCTGCCAGCAATAGTCACCTGAGAGATTCCAGCGTACGGGCTCCGCGCCTGCCAGCAGTTCATCGCAACGCGGACAACCTGCAACCTTGCGACCAAAGACGACGGTATGAGTGTGTTTTGTTGCCATGATCTAAAACCCGTTTCGTGCTGTTCGGCGCTTGCCGTTTCGATGGGGTTATTCTACCAGTTATGGGGAGGGTGTCAACCCCTCCCATAGACGTATTTAGGTTAGATTCAGACTGTCCTGGCTCAGCGACGCATCGGCATGACGTAGACAGACGCGATGCGCTCGCTATTACCGCCTTTCGCGTAGCTCATAATGTGCGCTGTGGCCACAGACTGGCCTGAGGTTGTCACGTCAATGCCAATGCACGCTTTACGGGCTTTGGCGATCACTTCGCCCGCCTTGGTAATTTGCCCCAAAATGGACGCTTGAAACAAAGCGGGCTCGCGCGTTTGCACGCCGTCCATAATGGGTTGGAAATCGGGGTAGCGTGCGACCTCAGGCGCGACGCGGAGAGTAGTGCTTCCCTTGCCGGTGCTCATTTCGATGATGACTAGCTTATCGTTTAGGTAGTCGGCGGAAATGGTCACGTCTAGGGCTTTCGCTTTCACGATAGCTTCAATGGCATCGCGTGGAATAATCAGGCCAGCATCGGGCAGGGTGTCGCCTCCTACTACGTCCACGTAATAGCGCCCCATTACATGGCCATCGGTGGCATCGAGAATGGCTGTGGTGCTGGTATCGCGTCGCAGACAAATGCCGTTTAGGTAGAACCGGATATCTTTTTTCGCGGCCAAATGCAGCGCCGAACCAAACATGACAGCGGCGTCACGTATGGTAATGAGTAGCGCGGGAGTGGCGGGAGTTTGCTCAGCTTCCATAGCGGTCGCCTCAGCAGTCGGGGTGTATGAATGGTCGGTATACATAGCGGTGAATTCCTAGAATGTGAAGTGTGTGTATATGATGCCAACCCTGGCACAAGGGGGTCAGTCCATCCGGTAATGCGCCTGTTATCGTGAGGCGCATTGCCTGATTTACTCATTAGCGTTTTTGCGGGTTGTATAGTTCGGGCTTTACCGTATAGGGCTTGGCGCGCATTGCCCTATCATTGTTGTATCGATTGGCTACCGTTTCTGCCATCGCGCGGTATAGGAATCCGCTCTCCTCACACCCCTGGCTGTTAATGACCTTAAAAACCGTCTGCCCTGGCTTTAGTAATGCGCTCATGCTTTAACCTTCACTGTTTTGGGGGGTACTCTTGGTTGATTGATGGCAACCTTGAATGCTATGTCCGGTTCATCCTTCTGGAATACCGCGAGCCACTGCTTGCCCGTTTCCGGCGTGCATCCACGCTGTGGATACCATTGCCAGCCGTAGGCAATGCTGAATCGATATGCCCATAGTTGGTGGCGTGCCATTACATGCCCACCATGGCTGCTTTGATCGTGGTCACGCTATACGGTGCGCCATCTGGCGTTTTCGTGATGCCATTAAAGGCGAGTGATTCGAGCATGCCCTTAGCGGCCTGTTCTTTGTTGCCGTAATAGCGGACCAAATGCAGCGCTTGGTTGTATAGGCTTTGGTCATTATTGATCCACAGCGAGACATTCCAATGATTCCAGTTTTTATGCCCGTTAAACTTTGCCATGATTTCCAGTCTCCAAAGATGCAAACGATACGCGTCGATTTAATTCCATGCCGCAATAATTGATTTCATCGGCATAATGTCCTGCTTTCGGACCATTTGGCATGGCTCGCATGGCTGCATAAGCGTCTGCCATTATGTAGCGCAAGGAATCATTGGTTTTTAGCTTGAGTGATTCCTGATACTTCGCGTGATCCATAAAGCCCCCTCAAAAATTCCAGCAAATGAGGTTTTGTGCCTTAGCAATCCGGCGAGCGTCTGCTTTGTTGCCGACCGTATATTCCAGACCGTGCGGGATCATGTCCATGCTGATAATCAAGTAGTGGCGAGCTTTGCCTTCAATGATGCGGCTGTAATAGTGAGCGTACATTTGCGGTTCCGTGTAGTTGGCGTTTGCCGTTTCGATGGGGTAATTCTACACGATATGGGGAGGGTGTCAACCCCTCCCTATGAACTATTTAAGATAGATTCATGTTTCTATGATTAGCGCGGGGTCGCAGACGCCTAAAGGGTAGCGAACTGCGCCGCGCGGCCATCGTTTATGGACCATGAGAAACACAACCTTTAGGAATGGCCATTGTTTGCCATCTATTACTAGGGTTTTAGGCCACAGCTCAAGCAGGTTTAATTCATTGTCTAAAATCTTAGCGCCTATTTCGATGCTATAATACTTGCGGAATAGGGCATGCTTTTCTGGCGAGTAATAATATTCAATTGTCGCCTGTTCATATGTAGGAGGTTTGATGCGTTGAAATCGACCCATAAATAATGGCCTGTTAGTGCAATGGGCGGATATTCGCCAGGGGTTGGGAGGGTCTAAGGCATGGCGACGCTGTGACCCCTGAATTTTGAGTCTGGGACTGGGCTGGGTCTAAGGGGTCTAAGGGGTCTATAGTAATTTAGTAAGTAATAAGGGAGAGTGAAGCTTTATAGGACGTATAAACTTAAAGACGTATAAACTCAGAAGGGTATAGAAGTCTTTAAGGGGGGCCTAACCCCTGACCCCGTGACCCCTTTTGGAGTTTTGGCCATGAATTTTGGGCTCACGTTGCTAGATTGCTCAAAAGATGCGCACGCGCTTTCCGCATGCCGTTTTGCGCGTGATTCGCCCCCTGTTTTGCGGCATGCTTTCGCATGGAATCGAGCGCACGCGAAAGCCTCAGCATCAAAACTTGCTGCTTTTGTCCTGGCTGCGATTGGCTGTAATTAGCTGGAAATATTCAGCATGCGTTCAGACTTGCGAGCGGTTCACTCTATCGGTTCGCCCTGTTTTCATACTGGCGTCCATATGGCGAGACTAGACTGCTCTAAGTCATTGATACATAAGGGTTTATAGCGTCCTGTCTTTTCCCTATAGAGGATAAGCATGGTCGAGGCTACCCTCCTTAACTTATGATTAACATCTCACAATCGAATGAGATTTAACACCATCTTAACATTACACGTTGTGGCTCGTGTCGCTAGTCTGCCCTGCCCTGCTATGGGGACTCTCACCGACCGCCATACGACGCCGCCCCGTGCCGAAACAAACGACCTATATATCCCTCTATAGTTGATACCCTCTTATAAAAAGAGAATCCCACTTAGCCCTTTCCCCTCTCCCTCTACCCCCTAATCCGCCCCCATCCCTCCCTCTATTTCCTATGTCTCTTAACCCTAATCATCCCTACGCGCCTCACAGGCCCTTACGTCCCTGGCCTAACTGCCATCCGTTCCTTCATCACCCCCCAAATTACAACGCCAAGCCGTACCCCTTTACCCCACCCCTAAATGATGGCGTGTTCCACACTCCCTTAGGCCAACGCCTTGCGCTCTACAATCCCTCCCTGTATATCGAGGTAAGGGATGCCTTAATTCGTATGGACCGGGGGAGGGAGTCTCGCTACCAAAAGCTGTTAGCGGGGTAGGCCAACAAACAGCAGAGGGAAACACGACCATGACTCAGGGCAAAAAGGCGATGACGCATTTCTCAACAGCCTTTAAGAAAAAGGTGTTGGAAAGGCTGATAGCAGGCGAGGGTCAATCAGTCATTGCTGATGACCTGAAGATGAGCCCCAAAACAGTGTGGAACTGGTATGACCTTTATACCAAGGGGAAGTTGGGCGCTGATGGCAAGCCAACTGACGAAAAGAAAAAGCCATTGGAATATAAACAGGGAACGCGCCGTATTCCAGGGGAAGCGAGCAAGGACGTTCCTGTGGCGGCAAAGGCCAAGAAACGCGCTCACAGAAAAATAGAAAAAAAGGTCGCGCAAAAGCCCCAACGTTCAGACGGCCAAACGCCACGCGTTTTGGTCATAGCGCAAGTACAAATTCAGCGCTTGGAAAGGGAACTTGCGTTCGTGAAAGCGGATCGAGACATACTGGTGAAAGCGCTCTCTAGTCTGACGCGCTAACACACAATAGTTAGGTGTATGCTTCGATGGCCCCTGCGGATAGCGGGGGCCGTTTTCGTTTGAGAGGTGATGCCTCTTGGAAACCGAAGCTCTCACACTACCGCCCTTATTGCAGGATCAGCCCTACGCGGAGCCGATCCCTGACCTTCCTGCGCAACACGAAAGCCGCTTTGCCTTTGTCGAGCGCGAGCGGCTCTCAGGCTTCCCCAGCCTTGACCCTGTGCAGCGACAAGTCGCTTTGGACTTCGTGCTATCAGGCAGCACCTTAAAGGCCATCGCAGAAGAACGGCAATGCCCGCTGCGCACCATCCAAAATATGTTTGGCGATCCCTTGCTGCGCGCGTTCATTGGCGAGCTGCAAAAGGAATACGCGGCGCACAAGATGCTGGATGGGCAATGGGTGGAAGCGCAAATACTGAAGAACTTGCCCAAATTTGAGGGGGAGGAAGCCATACCTGTTGTGACGCGGGAAGGCGAACAGGTGATGCGCAAGAAGTGGCATGGCAAAGAGCTAGTCGCCATCTATAAGCACTTCGGCGGCAACCCCGACCAAAAGAAAAATGGTGGCGTCTACGTCACGATTGACTTCAATCGCATGGGCGTAAGAACGGATGTAACCGCGGAATTAACCGTGTCTCCGATCATCGACGAATAGCCATGCTCAACCTGCCCAACGCATGGAATCCTATGGATCATCAGAAAACGATGATGGATTACTTGTTTAAGGGTGGCAACTTCCCCGAACGCAAACGTGCCTTTGCGTGCTGGCATCGCCGCGCCGGGAAAGACGCTGTGATGATTAACACCCTGGCCGTGGCATCGCAGCTCCGCACAGGAACCTTTTGGCATCTCCTGCCCACGCTTAATCAAGGGCGCAAGGTCATATGGAACGGCGTGGATTCCAGGGGCCAACGCATGATCTATCAGGCGTTCCCCAAAGAGCTAATCGACGTACCCAACGAAAACGAGATGACCATTCGCTTAAAGAATGGCAGCTTCTATCAGGTCGTGGGTAGTGACAATTACAACAGCCTTGTCGGCGCGAACCCCCTCGGCGTGGTCTTCAGCGAATGGGCACTGGCCGACCCGCAAGCGTGGAACTTCGTGCGGCCTATCCTTTTGGAGAACGGCGGTTTCGCCGCATTCATCACGACGCCACGCGGCAAGAATCACGCGCATGCCTTGATGAAGGTGGCACGCGTGAGTGAGGACTGGTTTTACTCACACAAAACGGTGGATGACACGAGACGTTTAGACGGCCATCCGATTATCACGCCCGACATGGTAGAACAGGAGCGTGATGAGGGTGTGCCGGAAGAAGTGATCCAGCAGGAATACTATTGCAGTTGGGAAGGCATCAATTTTGGTTCGATCTATGGCGCGGCGCTCAAGCGCTATGAAGATCAACAACGCCTTTTCCCGCAGCCGTTCATGCCCAACCTTCCGGTGTTTACGGCATGGGATATCGGACACCGCGACGCGACCGCCATTTGGTTCTACCAAATCGTCCACGATGAAGTTCATATCATCGACTACCGCGAGGGGACAGGTGGCGATGCGGACGACTGGCTTATTGTGCTGAAGAAATTGCCCTACGCCTATGGCACGCCCGCGCTACCGCACGATGCGAAGAATAAAACCTTCACTACCAAATACACGGCGGCAGAGCGCTTCTACGCGGCACAGTTGCGACCGTACATTGTGCCCAACGTCAGTATCGCTTCCGGCATCCAAGCCGCACGCGCGTTGTTTAAGCACGTTTGGTTCAATATTAGTAACCCGCATGTGGTGCATGGGATCGAGCACCTAGAGCAGTATCACTATGAATACGATGAAGTGCTCAAAACCTTTAGCCTTAACCCGGCTCACGATGAGCATTCGCATGGCGCAGACGCTTTCCGCATGCTGGCCCTTTCCGAAAACGTCATGCGCGTTTGTGGACCCCGGAATACCGTGGCTGAGGGAGCGCCCAAAGGCCCCAGCTCGCCCATCGCCCGCAAACTTACCCTAGAACACTTGCACGCCGACCGCGCCACGGAGCGCGAGCGCCTCTATAGGAGGGTCTAGCTATGTCTGTGCCTCCCGGTGGGATGCCCCCACGTCCGCCGATGATGCCTCCTCCTGGCGGCATGCCCCCACAAGGCCCCCCACAAGGCCCTCCGGGGGCGGCGGTAGCGCCTCCCCAGGCCCCTGTGCCTCCCCCTGGTCCGCTACCCCCCCACATGATGCCCCAGCCGCTACCGAAAGGCCCTAGTGGTAAAGGCACGAAGAACCAAAGCGCTTTGGCGAAGGATGCAGGCGTCCCTCCTGCCACTACGGCTTACGATCCTAATCCATGGCCCGAACGACTAAGCCAATGGGCGGATTTCAGCCGTAAGTTTTTCGAGTCGGGCAGCAAGATCGAATGCCGCTATGAAGATGACCGTGAAGCCCTGGCCTCAAGTGACAGCTCCGTAGACGGTAGCGGATACAAGCGTGTCAACCTGTTCTATAGCAACGTTACGATCCTCAAGGAAAGCCTCTATAACAGCCTGCCCAAACCGGACGTGTCGCGCCTGCATAAAGGCGACTATGACAACGAGCCTGCACGCGTGGCCGCTCTTATCATGGAACGTGGCCTTAGTTACGAAGTCAGTTGCGCTCCCTCATTTGATGGGGCAATTAAGGCAGCAATCTTAGATCGTTTGGTCCCTGGCATTGGTACGCTTTGGGTAACCTTCATTCCCTCTGCTGGCGACAAGCCCGAATCGATGACCATCGATATCGTGTATTGGCGTGATCTTATTTTCGAGCCACGACGAGCATGGGAACAGGTCAATTGGGTAGGCCGCAAGCTGTATATGGACAATGACGTAGCCAAGAAAAGGTGGGGAGATAAGGCCCTTAATTTGCCAGTCTCTAAGGCGTCTAATAAGTCTAGCGTGATGACGGACTATGTGGACAAGGATAAGGTCTGTGTTATCCAAATGTGGGACAAGGCAAACGAGAAGATCGTCCACCTAGACGCTTCAGGTGCGATTCTGGATGAAAACGATGACCCGTATAAGCTCAAGGACTTTTTTCCGACTCCCAAGCCACTTATTGCTAATCCGCCGACACGGAAATTTCAACCGCTCTCGGATTACTACATGGCTCAGGATCAATACACGGAATGCGATATCCTTTATGCGCGTATCAACCTTATCATCGAAGCGGTAAAAGTAGCCGGCGTCTACGATGCCAGCGTGACGGAAATTGGGCGCATGCTAGGCGGCACGGAAAACAAGCTTATCCCTGTCGATAATTGGGCCATGTTCTCTGACAAGGGTGGCGTCAAGGGAGTCATCGATTGGTATCCCATTGAACAGGTCACGTCTGTACTGCAACAGCTAGTCTCGACGTTTACGTTCCTCAAGCAAGAGCTGTTTGAGGTTACGGGCATGGCCGATATCATCCGTGGCGCATCCAATCAATACGAGACAGCGGCGGCTCAGCAAATCAAGGCACAGTTTGCTTCGGTTCGACTCACGGCATTCCAGCGTGACGTGGCGTTCTTTGTACGCGACACGATGCGGATCATGGGCGACTTGATGACGCAGCTCTACAGCAACGTCAAATGGGCAAAGATATGCGGTAATTTGCCCGATACGGATATGGCCGTGTTGGGGCCAGCACTCGCTATCCTACGTGACCAGTTCCTTACCGCCTACAGCATTGACATTGAAGCGGACTCGCTGACCCAGGCCGATTGGGCATTGCAGCAACAGCAGCGTTTGGCCTACGTGCAAGCGCTCGCACAGTTCCTACAGCAAGCCCTGCCAGTGGCGCAGCAGATTCCATCCCTCGCACCCATGCTGCTGACCATGATTAAGTTTGCCAGTGTCGGCTTCCGTGGCAGTGGCGAATTGGAAGGCGCGATCGATGCCTCTCTCACGCAGCTCACGCAGCAAGCGGCGGCGGGGGCAGCGGCAGGTCCGCCGCCGAACCCTCAACAGCAGGCGTTGCAACAGCAAATGATGCAGCAACAGCAGCAGCATGTTCAGGACTTGCAATTTGCGCAAGAAAAGCACTCCCAGGAGATGCAATTCCAGCAGGAGAAGCATGCCCAGGACTTGCAAGCACAGGACGAGAAAGCGCAGCAGAAGATCATTCACGGTAACGCCGTGGGAGCGCAGAAAGTTCAGCAGGCCGCCATCGGGCATACCGTGCAAATGGGCAATGCCATCAACCGTGCCAATACGGATATTGATATTGCCAAGCAAAAAGCGGCTCTGCAAGCGGGTGATACAGGTGTTGAAGGAGGTGAATGATGCCTGCCGTATCGAAAGCACAATACCGATTATTTCAGATGGCTAAACACAACGCTGGAAAGCGTAAGGCGCTAGACATTCCTGCCAAAGTCGCGGATGACTTCACGAAAACCTACGATAAGAGCATGCCTCAGCATGTCAATGCGCCGACTAAGGCATCCAAGGCGCGTGCGGATGCGTTGCGAGCTAAAACGCCATGATTTACGCCTATTGTTGTGACCATTGCGACCGTGAAATGGAGCGGGTTTGCTCCCTGGCGTCTTATGAAGACAGGCCAGCCTACGATTGCCCCTATTGCGGTGGCCCAACAAGGCAAATTATCTGTGCTCCCATGGCTTTGGTCCATACAGGCCGTTTTGAGCCGTTTAAATCGACGGTGGATGGATCGCTGATACGTTCTAGGCGTGAATTGGCCGAGCATAACAAGCGAAATCATGTGGTAAATCTCCACGACGGCTACGACGAAGCCGCGGTGCAGAAAATGACGAAGAAAGACTATCAAAGACCTCTGGACGAAGAACGGGCAAAAGATTTGAACAAGGACATAGAGAAAGCCATTGCGCAATGTACGGATGGCTACAAGCCCCAACTCGCCCGTGAGGAAATCCCACCATGAGCACTGTCCAAGATGATGTACGTGCCTCTATCGAAACGCTTGAATCGCAAGGGTCTGACACGGCACAGGCTCCCGCGCCTGTATCTCCCCCTGCTGCTGCGCCCGCTCCCGCGCTGGCTCCTGCCCCCGCGCCTGCTGCCGAAGCTAAGACGCCTGTACGCGATGCGACTGGTCGTTTTGTATCCAACAATGCAGGGCTTAAAGAGCATGTTGAAGCAGCTACTACAGAAGCCGCGAAAGAGGAAGCGCAGAAAGCAACAGTAATCGCCGCAACGTCAGCTAAAGACGTTTCAGCGCAAACCACAGAAGCGAAAGCCCCTCCCACGCCTACGGATGAAGAACGCGGAGAGATTAAGCTTGATCCTGCCAAGCCGCCCCAGGGATGGACGGCTCCGATGAAGGAAAAATGGGCATCGATCCCTGAGGACATTCGCGGTGAAATTACACGACGAGAACAGGATATGGCGGCGGGCGTTCAGCGCCTTAATCAACAGTATGAACCGCTACGTCAAGTCGGCAGTGCGCTCCAAGCATATGACCCTTATTTCCAGCACATACAGAAACCGCCGCAACAATACCTCCAAGAATTGATCCCTATCGAGCAGACGCTCGCACTCGGGAATCCGGCACAGAAGTTAGACATGCTGCTAAACGTGGCGGATAAGTATGGCGTGCCCATTCGTAACGTGCTCAATCAGGCCATGGGTGGCAAGCTTGGCGAAGCCATTACTGAGAGCCATAAATCGTTTGGCTCGCCTACGCCTATCCCGCCGCAAGTTCAGCAGGAGCTAGTTACCCTGCGAACGCAGATGGATAACATACAGAATCTAGCGGCTAAGTCAGAGCTGGATACGTTCATCGCAGACGCCACGAATCATCCGTACTTTGATAACGTGCGAGAGGACATGGCAAAACTGCTAGAAACGGGAGCCTGTACTACCTATCAGGAAGCCTATGATATTTCCGTATGGCGTAACCCTGATTTGCGTGCTCATGTGCTCGCCCAGGCCAATGGTCAACAGCAAGCGGCAGGCATCCAACAACGTCAAGCAGCAGCGGCTGTCGCGGTTCCTCCTGCTGCCGCGAGCATAGGTCGCACGCAACCTGCCAAAGACGATGGCACAGGCGACGTCTATGATGATGTGCGCCGCGCGTGGGAAGTAGCGGCAAGTGGCGCTCGCGCTTGACATTAGTAGAGAGCAGGATTAGCGTCCTTGTATCGGTTTGGGTAGAGGACACCGCTCGCCCAATTCGTGAGGCTAACCCTCAGTTGTGATGTGAATTTCCCATCCACTTCTGAGGGTTAATTTTATGGCCTTCCCGAATGTAAGCGATATCATCGCTACAACCATCGAGAACCGCACTCGCAAAATCGCGGATAACGTCACTAAGAATAACGCACTTCTTATGCGGCTCTCAGCAAAGGGTCGCATGCGTACATTCAGTGGTGGCCGACTCATTTACCAAGAATTGAGCTTTGCCGAGAACGGCAATGCCGGGTGGTACAGCGGCTACGACTTGCTGCCTGTGGCCGCTCAGGACGTGCTTTCGGCGGCTCAGTTCGATATCAAACAGGCGGCATGCCCGGTCATCATTTCCGGCCTTGAGCAGTTGCAGAATGCAGGCCCCGAACAGATGATCGATCTTATCGGCGGGCGCATCGATGTAGCTGAGTCCACCATGCGTAACCTTGTTTGTGGTGGCATGTATTCCGATGGAACAGGCTCCGGTGGCAAGCAGATTACTGGCCTCAATGCGGCAGTCCCGGCTGACCCGACGACTGGCGTGTATGGCGGTATCGACCGTTCCGCATGGACGTTTTGGCGTCCTGGCTTAGCAGCAGCGGGTGCATCCGTAGCAACGACCGTGCAAGCCTCTTTCAATGGTTTATGGGCCAAGCTGGTTCGTGGCGCTGACCGCCCCGATCTAGTCATGGTCGATAACTCGATTTGGCAAGCCTACGTTACGTCGCTTCAGGCACAGCAGCGTTTTCAGGGTGCCGATGTAGGTCAGCTGGGCTTCCCGTCGCTCAAGTATATGGACGCGGATATCGTGCTCGATGGTGGCATCGGTGGCTTCTGCCCCGTAGGCGCGGGCTTCATGCTGAATACGGATTACATTTTCTTCCGCCCTCACTCAGCACGTAACTTCGTACCGCTGAACCCCAACAAGCGCTACAGCATTAACCAAGATGCTGAGGTGCAGATTTTGGCATGGGCAGGCAACCTCACGACTTCAGGCGATCAGTTCCAAGGTCGCTTGGTCGCTTAAATCCAGAGCGGGCGGCTCGGGTACAGGTTTTCGGACCCTGTTAAAAAACCGAATTTTGCCCCTTTGGAGGATGCCAAAATGCCCGCATCAAATATGGCTGGACCCGGTGGAGCGGGTAACCCCTCTACTGGCAGCACAGTAATTATGAGTCCCTTTAGTGGTCCGAAAGGCTCTCCGTTCGATAAAGATACTGGCACGAACTACAGCACAGGTGCGCTCTCTACAGGCATCGGCTTTGGCCTGAAGACCGTATTCAATGGACCGTCGCCTACGGGCTTACAGCTACGTGGCTTCAGCTATCACTATGTTCCTGGCGTAACCATGCCAGATGGCGTGACGGCGGCCACGGATGCGCGGCTACTGGCGATTGGCGGTGGTCGCAGCAACGCCAATGTGAATGGCATCGCGCCTACTAATCCGTATGTTGCGCAGCCGATTCTCGCTTGGGGCAATGGGGGCTCGCGTGATGGTGGTGCAGGCCCCGCGTTTACAGGGTTTGGTTTGTATTCCGTTTCGGCCACTGCTGCTGTTGCCGTAGGCGCAGCGGTCGAAGCGGGGTACATCAATCGTTCAACCGCAGCCCTGACAACTGGTCAATCCGTGTTTGGTTCCAATGCCGCAGCTTCCCCCTCTGTGACATAAGCCAAATAGGGCGGGAGTCTCACGGCTCCCGCCTCTCATTTTGCCCGCTCTGAAGGGAGTAGATCATGCGAGAGACATTTGAATCTAACATGGAAGATTTTGAGGATGGCGCAAAGCAGGACAGTAAGACGTATGTAAAGTTCTACATTCGCCCTGTCCACGATGAGGACAAATCGGCTGAGGAAGGACGCCCGATTTATCACGATGCCGAGTACATCGAAATCCGTACTCCTGGCAATGAAACCAACATCGTCCGCCGCCCTGTTTCTGAGATCGAAAAGCGCCGTTTTGCTGCTCAGTACCGCGCCTTTAAGGCAGGCGAGATTGAGCAGAATACAGGTACGCCACTTTCCGAAGTGCCATGGATCACGCGCTCACAGGTAGAGGAATTGAGCTATTTGCGAATCAGCACCATCGAAATCCTGGCCGAAGTCAATGATGACGTTTGCACGCGCATTCCTGGCCTTTTCAAGCTCAAGCAGCGTGCTCAAGTCTATGTGCAGCAAGCTAAGGAAGCGGCTCCTAATCTCAAGCTGCAAAAAGAGAATGAGGATATGAAGAATCGGCTTGATTCCTTAGAAGCAACCGTGACCGCTCAAACTGACCTTATTGCTTCCCTCAAGGCGCAAACGAAGGCAGTAGGTAAGACGCAAACCTAGTGAGGTGATTCGTGTCCGCTTCGGCCTTGGTCATCGTGAATCGAGCCCTACAGGAATTAGGGCTCCCTTCCGTCACGACGATTGAATCTGCGCCGGATGACCAAACCGGGTGGCAGTCGCTCGGACTGCTAAATGCCCTGGGTGCGCAGCTATGTAGGGTGCATGACTGGCAGTTCCTCGAAGGCATCGTTGATCTTCAAGGCGATGGGATCACAACATCGTTCCCTCTCCCTGATGACTTTGGCCGCATGGTGAACCAGACGCAATGGGCGGCTAAAAACAAGCGCCCGATGTATGGCCCCATGAGCCCGCAAGGCTGGTCCTGGGTGCAGTATGGCATCGTGTCGGTAGGCGTG